GGTTTCTGTTGGCAACACATCATCTGGGAATGCAGTAGCATTAAAATAATCAACCTGGAATGATTTAACGTTAAACCCTGAACGACGTGTGTTAAACAGCAACATGCCTTGAGGATATAAACTTGGGTCCGGAGCATCAAGATCCAAGTAGCTACTGGTCAATAAACTTGTAATAGTTGGGATTGGATCAGTGATTGGATTTGTTGTACCGTTTGGTGCCCATCTTGCATCAGCAAACAAAACGCCATTTTCAGTGGTCTGATCAGTGTTGTCAACAACTACCCACTGCTCTACTCCGTCAACATTTGACCAGCGATTGATTACAGGATAGTTTTCTAGATCGCTGATGTCGATCCACAAATCACCTTGTACCAATGCAGATGCTGCTGTGTTGGTTTGTGTAGTCGGTGGTGTTGCGCTGATAATTGGACCAGCGGCGTTGGTCAATGTCAAATTGTCTCCACGAACATCATTAGTAACAGTTTGATATCCTACCCATGCTCCATTGTTTTGAATCATGATGTCCACTTGATTTGTGGCAGAGTAATACCATAAACGTCCGTCTGCCGGATCTTGATCTGGTGCTGTTGCACTTGGTTGATATGTAAATGTAGGAGCTGTAACCCAGTCACTCAATACCAATCCGTTTGGTGATCCATTGGTGTAACGAGTACGTACACCCACAACGCTGGTGTTGAAACCAGCTGTGGTCACCGGAGTTCCTGTGATGTTTCTAAGAATAATTGTTCCGCCTTGGCTGTGTGTAAACACAATAGCACCGTTGCTGTCGACACTGGCGCTCACGTAAGGAACGTTTGCAGCAGAAACAGCGGAAATAAATGATGACACATTGGTTCCAAGTATGGTAGCAGTGGCATTGTTATATGTTGTTGTTCCAGCTTGAGTTGCCAAAATTTGGAATGTGTTGTTGATCGTGAACGGAGTTGCACCAGATGCAAATTCAACATCGCCTGTGATCACTGTAGGACCCGAAGCATCTCTTTCCAAAATCAACATGTCAGCAGTGTCGTCTTGAGTATTGTCAATACGTGCAATTGTTGTGCCTACTGGAATGTTTTGTCCGCCACCTGATGGATCAAGTGCATACAACGCATCTGCTTCGCTGAGATAGATTGGGCACGGTTGTTGAACAAATGTGCCAAGTGTGCTGTTGTACTTTCTCATAACAAGATTTGCGCCAAGATTCACATTGGTTGTTTTTTGCCAAACTGAACCAGTTGGTTCAGGTGTTGCGTCAGTTGATCTCCAACGTGGCACTGTGTAGTGTGGACTTGCTTGATATGCAGGAGCATAATAGTAAAATGCACTGCCAGTAGCAGTAATACCCAATGCTGCCAATGGTGTTCCTGTACCGTTGTCGATTTCAACAATGCCGTTACCGTTGTCTGTACTTCCGTCAGCTTGAGCTGTTGAATCAGCGTAAATTGTCAATTTGCCGTCAATTGTTGCAGCAGAAACACCTGTGATAGCTGCGGTATTAATTGCTGTTGCCAATGTAGCAACAGTATCGCCGTTACTAATACTAACAGTTGTTCCGTTGATAACAATACTACCAGCACTAAGTGTTGCTGGAGCCAATGTTCCTTGAATAGTTGGCCATGCTGTCTTCCAGTCGTCATGTCCTACCATTACCCAGGTATTGTACAATGCTGCCAATGCTGTGTCACTGGTTTGTGAACTTGTTGGGCCGCCACGTTTGAAGTATGTTGGATTAAATGTATTGTAAGCTACAACTGCGTAATCACCAATACTGCCAAGACTTTGCAATGGTACTGTTGAGCTTGGCTCTAAATCTGCTGAGTCTGTGATTACCAATGGAACTTGATTGGTAAATGCGCTGGTAGTAATGTTCCATTGGAACAATCCCCAGGCAGTATTTGCTGTGTCTAACCAGTAGGTTCCATTGTCTGGATTGCCGGTTGGACGTGTTAATGTAGCAGTAAGTTCTGCTAGGTCAATATCAGCACGCTGAATGTAAGCACGGTTAGTTACACCCAATGCTGAGTAAGCGGCCAACAAGCCGTATTCGTTTAGCTCGTAACCGTTGATCGGTGTACCAGCTGTGGTTTTGTAAAAGAATGGATTGCCGAATGTAGCAGCCAAATCACGTTGGCTGTCAATCAAGTACACTCTGTTGGCATTGGCTGCCAATGTACCTGCGGCAACACCTGCGCCTGTGCCAGAAATCTTGTTCTGTGCAGTAGCGATCAAAATGTAAGGGACCGAGTTGGTAGCTGCAGGGATATATTGACTTTCGTCAATAACTGTTACTTCTACGCCTGGTGATAATAGTGCCATGGTAATTCCTTTTTCTAAGTTATAGATATTTATCGGATCGCCTAAAAAGAGTGGTGTATTAGTGCCCTTACGGTAAGGTTTTAACGCTAAGTACAGCATGTCCCGACCCATATGTTCCGCTTGTAATCAGCGTTTGTGTGCTATAAACTGTTATCGCAATGGACAGGTATACTATAGAAGCCGCTGTGAAACTTGTATCAAGAAAAATAAAAAGATCAAGCCACCTGTACCCACATGGCAAACAGCAGGATATAAGAAAAAAGCCACATGTGATCGATGTGGCTTTAGAGCAAAGTATTCAGCACAGTTACTGGTATATTATGTAGATGGCAACTTACACAATGCCAATCTACGCAATTTAAAAACTGTGTGTTTGAACTGTACCATTGAGATTCCTAGGCTGGATTTACCTTGGCGGCCTGGAGATTTAGAACCAGATCATTGATTTGTTGATACAAGTGATCCATGGTTCCGTTGTTGTCTAGTACCGCATCAAACTCAGTTCCTGCCCAGGCAGTTTCACTGGCATGAATGTTGTACTTAGACAACTCTGCTTTGGCTATTGACCACCCAATATGTTTGTTGCCGGCATTTACCGCGGCAGCAATAGGATACCACTCGGGTTCAGGGCCACGGGCAACACGAACTACAATGCCACCTGCATCTTTGATTGATTTAATTTCGTTGGGAAATCTACAGTCTGAAATAACAATGTCATCGCTACTGTTGCGCAGTTTGTTTTCTAAACTAGCAATCCAGATGTTGTCGTGAAACCCACGTCTGCAAACTTCTGTACCCCAGTATTGTAGTACCCAACGTGGTGTTAAATCAGGCATACCCAAGCGGTCAGCCCACCAAGGATCTACTTGTTCGCGCCATTCACGGGCTTGCCTGGTACGTCCTTCAATCAGCTCACGATCCCAGCCAAACACACTGGCCACAGCATCTTTGAGTGTGTTGGCAAATGACTCTCGTCTAAATTGGTGTATGTTTACCAGGTAGTCTGCAATAGTGTCTTTGCCAGTGCCAATAAATCCGCATACTCCAATGATCATCGTAATTCCTTAACGTCTAAATGTTTTAATGTTTGTTGTAAAATATTGATTTGTTTACGAGTGTCTTCTAATGCATGATGACTTGTAGGCGGAACAGGACGTCCGGGCCAAAGACTCAACACTGTTCTGCTGTCTCGAATACGATAAAACTGCCAAGGCTGTGTTTTATTGTAGCTTTTGTAAGCATGTTCCAGTATGTTTATATCGTAGGTAGGGCCTTGTGCCCAGATATAGTCGTGTTGCCAAGCTAGCTTGTATAATTCATCTAGTGCTTGATCCAATGGGATACGATTGTCTTCGGCAAATGCCTCGGCTTGTGCTTCAGGTTGAGTTGCCCACCATGCCAAGGTATCATCTTGAATACGACGATTTTCTTGACTTTCTAACGTGATGCGGGCATAGTAATGTCTATCATAATGTCCTGATCCAAAAGGATCAAAGCTTTGTGCAGCAATAGTTAAAATTGCGGCATCTGGGCCAGTTCCCAAACCTTCTATGTCAATCATTAAATGTGAACTCATAGTGCTATTATAGCAGAGATTTTATAACTAATCAAGTTGTTAGGTCTATATTAAGTGCGTTATTAAACCAATTTAGCATAGCATCACAATCTGGATGAAATCCATCAGACAGTTGTCCAAGAGATTGTGCATATTCGTACGGGGGTTGATGAGATGTAAAAGATTGCCAATTTACCAAATTAATTAATTTTGACGATCTATCTATTTTCCCACATCCGGGTTCGATATATCTACCATCGCGACCACTGGTATAGTGACGTTCGTAGTCGTGGTCAATATCGTATATAAATGACATTCGATAAGGAATATTTTGAGCTTGTAAAAAACTTTGTGCTTGTATAATACTTAAGATACTGAGATCTGTTAGATACCGAGAAGACGAGCTTTTGTATTGCACTTTGCACCAATTTTGAAACCATTCTGGGCTATCATCTGAAGCACCACTGAGCATAAATCCTCCACTGTGATACCAAATTATATCTTCCATAATAGAATAATAACAATATTTTTGGTATCCATCCGAATCTTTGGGCATAACATCGTGCAGTGCCCGGCCAATTGGAAAATCTAATCTATTAATTCCTGACCATAATACTATCACTTCTTTATATTTGTTTTGAGAGCATTCGTGCAATACCCGGGCGGATATGGCTTGATTACCACTACCAGAAGACCCAACAGTTATCCATTTAGTTCGATTTATAGATAAAGAAGGATTGTTAAGATTTTTTACAAAACTACAGCCAACTATTAAAGTTGGCAGTTCGTGATCTGCCATTAACCAATTACCCAGGTAAGTGGTTGTGAACCATCTACATAGGATTTGAGTTGCTCAATTAAGCCGTCCATTTGAACTTGAGCTTCGGATTTCATGGCTGTACCGTTTAAGGTACCGCCACCTTGTGGGCCAGCAATTGTGCCAAACTTTTCACGTGCTTCGCCAATGATGTACTTACAGTTAGCAACCATGTAGTCTTTGATCCACTGTGATATTTGGAAATCGCTTAATAGATTAATTTCTGGTTTTAGATTATAAGTCCAAAGTAATACATTTTCTCCTGTGCCTTTGAAGTCTCTAACCAATTGAATCTTTTTAGTCACTGGATTCCAAGTATAGTTTACATAGCCGCCAAACATACGTGCGGCTAGTTCTACATACTGTGTGTAAAAATCGTAAGTTGCTAGTCCGCCTGCTACGTTAAAATTCATCAAGTACACGTTCATTGACGCTTGTGTAAATGGATCAAAGTTTGATGCGTACGGTCCTACTGAATCTCCAAATGTTCTACGGAATACTTGACGTACCTGTATAACTTCTTGTGGCAATGTATAGATACTTACGTCTTTGACTAGTTCTAAAAAGTTATAGCTTTCTTCGTAGGCACCTTGGGCACGCTGGCGATAAGTTCCAATAGTCTTTTGATAGGCTGCTTCAAAATGTTCAGCATCTAGCTCAATATCAACAATCTGATCGCCCAGCTGTAGGCGTACATACTCAATGAGATTTTGCTTTAATGTGTCTAATGTTGATTCAGGTAAGGACATAAAATAGGAACTCCAGTTCCTATTATTTACCAGCTCTTAAGATGATTAGGTTTTCAGTGCCACGGCCGTTAAACTTGGTATCTGTAGCCTTGATATCTTTGAAGTACTTACGAG